CCTCGGAATCTCCGCCCGTGACGTTGTGACAATCCAATACCCCCAATTTCAGCGCGCAGCGCGGGGTATTGTCACGTGACGCTGGCCTGCGCAGTCGAGTGGGCCGAGCGGACAGCCGGAACTAACCAGGTGAGCGCCGTGACGGCGGCCGGGCTGGTCGCGTTCGCCAACCGCTACCGGGCAGGCGGCTACCGGCTTGACGTTGCCGAGGCGTTCGCCCAGACGGTGACCGAGCGGATCACGATCTACCCCTACTGGTGGCCAGTGATCGCGGATGCCATTTGCCGGGTTCAACCCTGCCGCATCCTGTCGTTCAGCGTCCCGCGCAGCCACGGGAAGACCACCCTAGCGGCCCTCATCGCTGGGTGGGTCCTGAGGGACCCCGAGGCCCCTCGGCTGGTCCTGAGCGCCGCTACGGGCCTCCAGCAGGCCCGGCTGACCCTCGACACGCTGGCGACGTTCCACCACCCGGCCGATGGCAAGGCGACCAGGTGGCGGAACATGCAGAACAACAACCAGCCGCAGCTCAAGCACGGGGCGGGGCGGATGGTCTGCATCGCGACCAGTGCCAACCGTGCCGACGGCTGGACGCCAGACCTGGTGCTGGCCGACGAAGCGGCCCGGCTGCCTGGGGACTTCCTCAGCCGGTTGATCACCGCCAGCGCGAAGGTGCCCCACGGGTGCCTCCTGATGACCACCACCGCCGACGCCGACCTCAGCTTGCCCTGGGCGCACTGGCGGAAGACTAGTGAGGAGGCACTAGTCAGCGGCAGCCTGCGGGATGAATGGGCGGTCCACCACTGGCAGGCCGACCCCGGGTGTGACATCCGGGACCGCGCCCAGTGGCGTAAGGCGAATCCGCAATTGTGGGTCGATGGGCACGTCACCGAGGCGACCATCGAGGGGCAGTTAGCGGCGCTGGGCGACCGGGCCGACCAGATCGAGGAATTCAGGACCCAGATCCTGAACCTGCCCGGCGGCAGCCTCAGCCAGATCGGGCTGGATGCTGCCGTCCTGAAGCGTCAGCGGCATGACTGGAACATCGAGGACGTGCGCGGACGCCGCGCCTGGGCGTTCGTAGACCTTAGCCTAGGCTCGGCGCACTCGGGCATAGCCGACCTGACCAGCATCGCGGTGGTGGTCGATGGCGGGGAGTACGGGCTGCTGCGGACCTGGTCGTTCTCGGCGGGCAACCTCGACACGATGCGAGCCGAGCGCCCCTGGCTGTGGGACTGGGTGCAGGCGGGCCTGCTCGAGCATTCAGGCGGCGACGTGATCGACTTCCAGGCAGTCGAGGCCCGGCTGGCGTACCTGAAGGCGCACCTAGCCCTAGAGGTCGTTGGCGTCGATGAGGTGGGCTGGACGCAACACTGGGTGCGGCAGGTGCTGATCGACCGGCTGGGGCTGCCTGTCGAGGCCCGCAGCCAGGGGCAGCGGGAGGCTGCGCCTGCCTGGGCGACGTTCAAGGTGCTGCTGAACGGCAAGCAACTGCGCTATCACGACGACCCGATCCTGCTGCACCAGCTGCAGAACGCCGTGCTGTACACCGACAACAACGGCGGGCAGCGGCCGGTCAAGGGCAAGTCCACCCAGAACATCGACGCCGTCGTGGCGGCGGTGAATGCTGCCCGCCTGTGGGAACTGCGCGGAAGATCCCAGCAGTGGGTTGCGGACGGCGGCATCATCACGATCTAGGGTTGCCATCCGCTACCTAGCGGACATTTCGGGAATGTGACAGGAAATGTCACACTCGCCTATTGACAGGACATAACCAGACCCAAACTGGGGTAGACGATGGGATTCCTATCGTCACTCCGGCGCTACTTCATCGGTGGCTTTGACGCCTCGATGCTGGTGGAAACCAGCAGCACCACCGACGTGGAGGCGCTGCCGGGCGTCCAGCGGGCTATCGAGGGCGTAGCCAGCCTGCTGGCTAGCACCACCTTGTGCGTCTATGACAGCAAGGACCAGGAGGTGCAGCCTGCCGCTCTGAGCCTGCTGACCGGCCGAGCGACCGAAATGGTCAACGGGTGGGACCTGCGCCGGTGGCTGGTTACCGAGGCTTTCACGCAGGGGAACGCCTATGCCTATATCGCCCGGACCTATTCGGGCGAGGCTGCGGAACTGATCCCGCTCGACCGCGGCCGGATCGTCATCGACTGGACATCCAGCCCGTTCCGCTACCTGCTGGACGGTCAGCCGGTGCCGAGCGCCGACATCATCCACGTCAAGAGCGGCTACAGCCGGTGGGCATTCCTGGGCGAATCACCCCTGGACAAGTGTCGCACCCAGCTGCAACTAATCGCGGACCTCGATGCCTGGGCAAACACGATGGCGGCCACCGGAACCACCCGGCGGCTGGCGTTCAAGTTCCCTACGCCCATCAGCGAACAGGCGAAGCAATCGATCCTCGCGAGCTGGAAGGCGAAGCACTCCCGCACCGGCGGCAACGCCGAGCCGCTCATCATCGACGGCGGCGGTGCCATCGAGGGCGTGAGCGGTACTGATGACCTAAAGGCGCTGACCGACGCCCGCACGTCAGCGATGGGCGAAATTGCCCGCGCCCTGAATATCCCGCTGTCGTTCCTGGCAGCGACCGAGGCCGGGACCCAGATCACCCTCGACGCCCAGCGTGCGCTGGTCGATCAGACCCTGCGGCCCTGGGCGAAGCGCCTGGAGGCCGAACTGGTCAGCAAGCTGCTGCCCGGCTACCGCGTCGAGCATGACCTGCTCGAGCTGCTGCGCGGCACGATGAAGGACACGGCGAAGGAACTTTCGAAGCTGGTGCAGGCCGGGATCCTGACCCCGAACGATGCCCGCTGGTTCATCGGGATGCAGCCGATGGCTGGCGAGTTCGCCAGCAGCCTGATGGTGCGCCTGGACACGACGGCCGGCCAGGCAGACATCGAGGACGAACCCGAGGAAACGGAGTCTGAAGATGCAACTTGATCGCCGGTCGTTTGAGGTCCGCGCAGACGTCGATGGCAACACCGTTTCAGGGCTGGCGATTCCGTACGGGACAGACTCCCAGCCCCTGCCGTTCATCGAAACGATCCAGCGTGGTGCATTCTCCGCCGACCTCGGCAAGCGGAACGTGTCGCTGCTAGTCGAACACGACGGCGGGCGCGTGCTCGCGGACACCCGCAGCGGAACCCTCGAGCTCGCGGAAACCGAGCGAGGCGTCACGTTCGCCGCTCGGCTGCCGGACACCCGCGACGGGCAGGACATGCGAGTTCTCCTGCGCGACGGCATCTACCAGAACATGTCGTTTGGGTTCGTGGCCGAGAAGGACGAGTGGCGCGGCGAGCGCCGCACCGTCGTAACGGCCCGGCTCTACGAGGTCAGCCTTGTCCATACGCCCGCCTATGAGGCGACCGCGGCCGCGGTACGGGCGTTCCGTCATTCCTCCGGGCTCGTTGCCCGGTACCTGCGGCTGCGGCTAGGAGATTTGAAATGAACCTCGAGACCCTGCGTGAGAAGCGCAGTCAGCTTGTCGCTGCCTGCGAAGAGTTCGCCAACACCAACACCGCCGACGCTGTCGAGAAGTTCGACGCTGCCGAGGCCGAAATCCGCGACATCGACGGGCAGATTTCCGCCTTGGCGCTGCGCGGTCGGGCCGACGCCCTGCGGGCATCCGGCTCCGCGATCATTCGCCCCGAGCAGCGTGCGAACGGGTTCGACGCCCGTGCGTTCCACAAGCATCTGCAGAAGCGCGACGGTACCGGGTTCGACCTCGACATCCGAACGGTGCTGACCATCGGAACCGCGGCGACCGCTGGCAACTTCACCGTCACCCAGCAGACGGGCGAGTTCGTCAAGAACCTTGATTTCGACAACGTCATCCGCCAGAACGCGACCGTGCAGCAGTTCAGCACGAACATCGACATTCCTGTCATCAACGGCCGCACCAGCGTGACCGCTACCGCGGAATCGGCTGGCTACACCGAATCGAACTTCACCACCACGAAGAAGTCCTTCAAGGCCTACAAGGCCACGGCGTACACCGACGTGACCGAGGAGCTGCTGAACGACTCGGTGGTGGACGTTGCCGCGGAAGTGGTCGCTGATCACGCCCGTGCGCACGGGAAGTACCGCGAAGAGAAGTACGCCATCGGCACCGGCGGCACGACCGAAGAAGAAGGCATCTTCATCGAGAGCGCCTGGGTTTCGGCCCAGCGCATCTACACCGCTGGCAACACGACCCGCCCGACGTTCGACCAGGTCATTTCGCTGTATTCCGCGGTTCGCCCGGGCTACCAGCAGAACGGGGTCTGGATCATGTCGGCCGACACCTGGAGCAACCTGCTGCAGACGAAGGCCAGCACCGCTGGCAGCTACCTGTACGACGGCATGCAGGGCATGATGGTGCAGAACGGCGCGGCCGGACTCCTGATGGGCAAGCCTGTCTTCCTGTCTGAGTACGCCCCGTCGTTCAGCAGCGGCACCGAGAAGGTCCTGATCTTCTTCGGTGACCTGAAGAAGGGCTACCGCATCATCGACCGGACGCAGGCGACGTTCCGCGTCAACCCGTACATCCGCTCGCTGAACGGCGAAGTCCGCTTCGAGAGCGTGATGCGTTCGGACGCGAAGATTCTCGACACCTACGCCGGTGGCGTGATCATCGCTGGTTCGGCCTGATTCTCTCTCACCGTGACCGTCGGGGTCGGGGGCTGACGCCCCCGGCCCCGATTTCGGAGTGACCTTTGCCAAACATCACGGCTGCAAACTTCAAGACGTTCGCCCGCATCTATCACACTGCGGACGACACGTTCATTACGAACATCCTGCTGCCCGCTGCAATTGCAGCCTTTGAGCGGGCTACGGGAGTGTCCGCCCAGGCGCTGGCACGCACCGCACTGGTCAGCGAAGAGGGCGAAACGCCCTTCTACCCGTATCCTCAGCCCATTCAAGCCCCTGCGTACACCGAGGACGGTAGCGCGACGATCTACACCCCAGATCAACACTGGGAGGGTGAGCGCCAGGTACTGATCATCCCTGAAGACGCGGCCCGCCCGGTTACCGTCTACTGGGACACCCTCGAGCAGGCCGAGGCTGTGCTGCCGGTGTTCCAACTCGCCACCCGGTTGTACGCCGACCGCGGCGACAGCACGGGCAACATTGAGGGCAAGGCGCAGCAGATGATGGTTTCGCTGATGCATGAAAGGCCAGTGGTATGACCCCTCGGGGCATGTTCCGCCACCAATTCGCGGTGCAGAACTATGCCACTGCTGTCGATTCCTACGGGCAGGGTACGAAGACCTGGACTACTGCGGCGACGGTGCTGGGGCACATCGAGACTGCCAACCCGTCGCAGCTTGAAACCGTCGACGTCGCCCGCGGCGAAATTACGTACCGCATCGTGCTGCCCTGGATCGACGGCGTTACCACGGCCAGCCGGTTGCTGCTGAAGGAAACCGGGAAGACTGACCGCACCCTCGAGGTGCTGGGGGTAGCCGATACCGACCTGCGGCGCATCGAACTGGAAATTGAAGCCCGGGAGGTGATCGGGTGAACCAGAAGCACGCCCAGAATCTTGCGCAGTGGTACGAAAAGCAGCACGGCAAACTGGCTGTCGGCGTCGAATTCAGCCTGCTGGGCAACGCCGAGAGCAGCCCCGAGTTCATGCGTCAGGTAAGGCGGCTGGACGCCGCACTAGCCTTTCTTCCGAAGAGGGTGCAGAGCAACATCGCAAAGCAGCTCGGCCGCGCCGTCCTCAAGGAAGCGTCTAAGACCTACCGGGCGCTATGGCTGTCCCAGCGCCCGCGCAAGCCGACGAACAAGGTGCGCAAGGACGTAGCCGCCGCAATCACCCATAGTGCCGACGTTAGGGCTGGCATGATCGTCGCTACCACCGGTGTACGGGTGCGCAAGCGTCGTTACGCCAGGCTGGCTGCTCCGCTGAATAAGCGGTTCTGGCAGGTGCGAGACAAGATGGCTGCTGCATTCCCTCGAGCACGGTTCGAAGAGCTGATGGCTAAGGAAATCGAGTCCACCTTCGTGGAGCTCGTGCGCAAGCAGGGTCTGAAGGTGGTGCAGCGGTGACCATTGAACAGGCCATCTACGCTCGGCTGGACGACGAAGTTTCGGCCGTCGGCAACCGCATCAGCCCGGAGTGGCGGCGTGAGGGCACCGCCCTTCCGGCGCTGGTGTACAGCGTCGATTCCCGGGAGCCCGTCCGGTCGTTCGCTGGCAGCACCGGGCTGGAACAGTTCAGCATTTCCGTGACCACACTGGCGGAAACGCTGTCCAGCGCCCGAAGCGTTGCCGATGCCGTGCGCACGGCTATGGACACCAACACTGCCTACAGCGAGGGGGGTACTACGGTCGTTGCCGGATACCTCGATGCTGAAGAAGTCGAACGGATCGAGGACGGCACTGGCGACGATGACGGCCCCCGCGCAGTGCGTCAAACTTTCAGGGTATGGGCCACAGGAGCGTGACAGATGCCGAAACTCTCTAATGGATGCACGATGTCTTTCGGTGGTACGTCCACCACTGGCACTAACGTGCGAATCACCAGCGCTAAGACGGCGGTAGACACTACCGCGCTGGAAAGCGCCCTGACGACCGCCATCGGCGGCCGCCCCACGATCACGGGCAGCGCGACGATCTTTGCCGACCAGGCGGCTAGCCTGTCGCTTGCCCAGATCTTCAGCGAGGCAACGCCATCCGGTGCCGCCATTACGGTGACAATCACCAGCCCGGTGACCGGACTGGTCTACACCGGTTCGGCCATCATCACCGGTTACAACCCGTCCTGGGATAACGATGCCGTGATGACTGCCGAAGTCACCTGGCAGTACACCAGCACGGTCACCGCAACCCGGCCGACCACCTGATATGTGGCGGACCCTGAACAGCCCAGAACTGGCCGGGTACCCCGACCGCATCGAGATTCGCCCTATCACGGTCGGCGAGTGGCGCGGGCTCGAGCGCATCGAGAACGAACACGACCGGCAGGATTGGATCCTGTCCAATTGCTCGAGGATCGGCGGGCTGGCGGTTGTTCCGCAGGCGCTCGACGTTCACGCAGCTGCGGTCATCATCCAGGGGATCATGTCAAACCCCTGGAGTGGTCAGGTGCCGACAGGATCGAACGGCTCCTGACCGCACTGGCTTTCTCCTCGATCAAGGGCGACCGTGGCAAGATCGCCCCCTGGACGGTCAGCAACGACTGGGAATCAGCACTGAGGTAACCGATGGCGAAAGCAATCCTGAAAGTCGGTATTGAGGCTGACCCGTCTGGGCTCGGATCCGTGCGCGGGCAGGTCAACCGCAGCGTGAACCAGATGGGGGCGCAGTTCGGCGCTATCCGGGGCATGATGAATGCCGCTATGGCGCTGCCTGCCATCGGCATGCTGAACTCGATCATCGAGGCTAGGACCGAGGCCCGCGAAATGGCTAAGGACCTCATGATGCCGTTTAGCCAGGCGCTGGCTGGCGCGAGGTCGTACGACATCGGCCGGAAAATGGACGTGGGCCAGCAGATGGTTGGGCTGGGGCTCGATCAGTACCTAGCGACGGGCGAACAGCGGAAGACCGAGGTAGACATCGCAAAGGGCTTGCAGGCAACCGCCGCTGGCGATACCGAAAAGGCCTTCATGAACGTCTGGGAGCTGATCAAGCAGACGCCAGCCATCATCGGGAACGCTTTCGAGGTGGCATATCAGGATGTCGGCGCTGCTACCGGGCTGTACGGGAGCGCCGAAGAACGGCAATTGGCTAGCCTTGAATTCGACACGGCACTGGCTATCGGCACGGGTCAGACCGGCGACCTGTACCAGATCAATCAGCAGATGCTGCGCATCCTAGAAAAGATCGCCGAGAACTCGAGGACACCCTAATGGCCTGGCAAGTAGTCGAGCAAGGGAAAGACGCTTCGCTGGTGATCTCGCAGGAGGCGAACGTCAGTTCTTACCTTCGGACGTTCCTTGTTTACGAAGACGATCCGGCGTACACCCTCCCGTCTAACAAGACGTTTGAGATCTACCTACAGATCCGCAACGCCACGACGACGCCCTGGAACAAGATCCAGAAGGTAGGGCAGCGGTTGGTGGCAGGTGCCGTTGATGTCCTGGAAGCCCAGTTCATCGTCAGCGACCTACAGATTTCGCCCCATCCCGACCGCGTGAACACCTTCGTGGTCAAGCAGACCAGCAAGGCACCGCTGATTTCGGGGCAGGCATATCGAGGGGTCAAGATCACCGAGCAGAGCAGGCTTCGATCCGTGCAGACCTGGGTGTATCCGAACGCATTCCCGACCCTCGGGAACGTCATCCCCTGGACGACCAACACGTTCGTATCCGGCGACGTTTACAACATCAGCGGCAACCCCCACAGCTGGAACGTGCGGCAGCGCGTTCTTACTGTCGAATTCCCGGTGGTATTGCAGGCAAGTCAACTGGGGTACAACAACGACAACCCACCGACCCCGATGGGGGATATGGGTACATATGTCAAGTTCCGCAACAGCACGGCCTGGCTGAATAGTTCGCCCTCCGATGCCGGGAAGTGGCTGCTGACTGGCAGCGAACGTCGCCAACTGTCGAACTCGGTGGACATGATCGTGCAGACATTCGTCTGGGATGAATGGTTCCACCTTGAGCAACTGCCGGTTCGCAACCTGAACGGTGAACTGCAGCTCGATGCCAGTTTTACGCTGGGTAGCCCATCCATCGCCCAGCGTGGCACGACAAAAGTCATCTGGTCCCAGACCTGGACTGGGACGGTCGATTTCAACACCAATTACAACGTCCTGCCGCCTGGCATCAAGGCGCAGATCGAGTCCCCATCGCCAACCTGGTGAACTATGTTTAGCCAGCCTGTCGTCTACGGTTTCAACGGGATCGACTCCACCAGCCTGAACCGCATGATCGATGCGGGCCGGTTCTTGTTCATGCACCGGGCAAGGCTGGACAAACTGGTAGCGGCCGATGGAGATTTCAAGCTCAACTGGCTGCTTATGAAGGTCATCAGTTCCAGCGTGCTGACCTCCAACCGCTGGACCTACACCCTCGATCCGCACGTTCCCCAGGCGGCACTGGCTGGCAGCACGCTGTCGCCGGGGTCAGCATTTGCAAGTTCGACCGGCTACAACATCGCAGAATTCGGCAACACGTCGGGAACTGCCGGTGGGGTCGATGCAATCCGCGCTGCCGGGCTCGGGTTCACTATGCAGCCGATACCGACTGGGACGCTGGTGCATGCGTTCCAATTGTGTGACACGACTGGCGGGCAGATCATGCTCTTCGAACGTGCGAACGCCTGGGACGGTGAATGTCCGGGCAGCGGATCGCTCATCGAAACCATCGACGGTGGTATTTACGGGGTGTCCTAATGCCTGATGTCATCAGACTGAAGCGAAGCGACGTGACAGGGCTGGCGCCGACGAACGGCGAACTTCTGAGCGGTGAGCCAGCGATAAACACCACTGACGGCAAGTTTTACGCCGAGAACACCGCAGGCACGTCGGTTTTCAGGTGGTCGCACGACGCCGGGGCGGCCATTACTGGCGGGACGATCAACGGGGCGACCGTCGGCGCGACCACGGCTGCCACCGGGCGGTTTACGACGATCACGGGCACCAGCACGACGGCCTCGACCTCGAGCACGACCGGGGCGCTGATCGTCGCCGGCGGGGCTGGCATCGCATCCGATTCCCATATCAACTCGGTCCGCGTCGGCAAGGGAGCGGCCGGTACGAATATCACCGTGGTCGGCGTGAGCACCGGGGGCCAACTGACCAGTGCCGCGGACGGCTGCACGATGGTGGGGCATCAGGCTGGGTTCTGGAACTCGTCAGGGGACGGCAACACAAGCCTGGGCTACAACTCAGTGCTTAACACCCGGACGGGATCGTGGAACTCAGGGTTCGGGATCAACGCGCTCTACACGAACCAGTCCGGCAGCCACAACTCGACGCTGGGCCTCGAGGGGCTGTATTCCGTCACCCACTCTTACAACACGTCGGTGGGCTCGACGGCCGGCTACGCTCTGACTGGCAGCGGCAGTGAGCACAACGTGGTGATCGGGTACGCCGCAGCCCGCTACCACAGCAACGGCAGCACCGCGCTGACCACTGCCGGCAGCTGCGTCTACATCGGGTCGCAGGTCAGGGGCCTGAACAACTCGGATAGCAACTCCATCGTCATCGGGGCGAGTGCCATCGGGGACGGGGCCAATACGACCGTTCTGGGCACCTCGAGCACGACGCAGACGAAGCTGCACGGGACCGCGACAAGCGTCGGGATCATCAGCGGCGACCGGCTGAGGGTGGTGAACGCTAAGACCCCATCGAGCGCCACCGCCACCGGGACGGCGGGCGACATCTGCTGGGATGCGTCCTACCTGTACGTCTGCACGGCCACCAACACTTGGAGGAGGATTGCGCATGCCACCTGGTGACATCGACGTAGCCGCCGGGGTGGTGGCTGGGCTCGACGGGGCTGCTGCCTGGGTGGCTGACGCCCTGGGCGGCCTGCTCGAGGCCGAGATGGTCGCCCAGCAGGCACCTAAGGTCGTGGTCCACCTCGAGGTCTACCTCGAGCATGAAGCCGCCGCAGGGCACCCTAATCGCACCCAGTGGGAGGCGGCGCTGACGGCCGCTCGGGGACTATGAAATGGCTACTCGTCATCCTCGTCGTCGGGGCGACATCGTGCGCTGGGCCGAGCGAACGGATCGCCGCCAACACCACCGAGGTGCGGCAGCTCGCACACTCAAGCGGCCGCCGGTTCGAACGCATCGCCAGCGAAACGACGCAGCCTCAGCCGAGCATTCCGGTGATTAGGACCGAAGCCGAAGCCGGGCAGGGTGAGCAGGCGCGTATCCTCGATGCCGTGGACATGATCTACCTAGCCCTGACAGGCGTGGAGGACCAAATACCCTGGTGGGTGGCCCCCCTCGTCTGGATCTGCATCGCCCTGGCGGTGCTGGGCATCGGTTTTATCGTGTGGCATACGGGCGTCGGCCGGTTCCTCAAGGGCTGGCTGGGCATCGTCACGCCGACCGAGCGCCGAGCCGCTGAACTGACGGCAAACCTGATCGACTTGACGCCCGAGCAGGCAGTAGCGGCGGTTGCCGAGCTGCGCCGGGCCGACCCGACGTTCGATGCGGCATTCCGGCGTGCTGCACCGATCCGCACCCCCAGCCGGACTAGAAAGAGGAAATGACATGAGCGCATTCATCGGCGGTATCTGGTTCGGTCTGATGCTCGGTCTGGCAGGCTTCATCGCGGGGTACTTCTTTGCGAAGCTGAAGAAGATCTGATGCATACGCATCGCGTCTGTTGCTGCTTTCCCGGCAAGCAGTGCTGCGCGGTCTACCCAGTCTGGTGCTTTTCCGGCGAAGGCTGTAGCGGCTGCTGGAATCCGCTTTACCGCACTGGCGTCTACCAGGCAGCGGAAATCACAGTCAGTTACTTCGGCACTGATTTCACGCTGGCCTACGCTGGCGTGACACAGGCACTGGACGCGACCACCGGGGACCCGTATTGCGGGTTCCCTGATCCGCAGGAGTACCCCTACGAAGTCCCGCAGCCGGGATCGCCACCGGCGGAAATCTTCCCGTACAACTACGGGGTGCCGATCTTCGCTGGCACCACCGACGATGGCGCATCGGTGGAGGTGGTCTGGCCGATCTGGAATAAGCACCAGGACGAACAGGCCAACTGCGGTACTGCCGTGCTGGGCTTCGAAGTCCGCGGCGGTGACTTCATCCAGAAGCTGCTGGGTAATTGGGGAACCAGTCCCGACAGCCTGACCGGCTGCGCGAACGGAACCGGCGAACACTGGTACCTGACCACCGCCGGAACACTGCGGTATTTCGGCGACCTAGGGCGGTGGAAGTCCCGGAATTCGGGCTACGGCCCTGGCTTTCAGTTCCCGTTCCATATCCAGGACAAGGTCCACAACCTCAACCCGGCGCGGTTCACCATTTCCACCCACAACTGGTGCAAGGAAAACGGGGAGTGTCTGGAGCTGTGCCGGTGCAACCATTCCTGGCCCGAACACAAACACTGCTGCCGTGACCTTGAGGTGCATTTCGACCTGAACTGGAAGACGGTCTGCGGTACCCAGACGCTGCAATGCGCGGCAACATTCCGCACTGACTGGTACCCCAGCACCTGCCAGTACGTCTACCCCATCCCATACCTGAACGGCGGTACTCACTATCCGATTGGCAATCCCAACCTGCCAGGTGGGAACTGGTCGCTGGATGTCGTGTCTAGGGGGCTAGACGGTTGCTGCACGGTGAACACCGCCACTTTCGATCCGCCCGACGTCGTCGCTGTCAAGTTCGGCTGCAACCTGACCCTAAGCGCCATCAGTGACCCCTGCGACCCCCCTACCGGTCAGACCTGGGACTTCGTCGCACTGGTGACCGCTGGCGCCACCGCGACATACACCGATTGCGACGGCACCGACCTAATCGCTAGCTCGATGTACATCGCTGCGAATTTCCGCAACTGCGGCGACGGTTGCTGCCTCGAGGAAATGGAACCCGATGAAATCTGGGTGCTTGACTTCCTGACGATCCCTGGGCAGTGCGTCTGGCGGCAAGTCAGTGGTACCATTCATTTTCAGAAGAGGGCTGGCCTGTGCTGAGGACCTACACCGTCGAGGATGACACCGGACGCCAGGTCATATGGCGTATCGAGATCATCGAGGGCAAGCCCGTCGCCACCGAGGTCGTCAAGGTCATCGAGCCTATGGCAGGACTCGGTGACGCCGTCGCCAGGGTGACAAAGGCGATGGGGTTCACGCCGTGCGGCGGCTGCGAACGTCGTCGGCGGGCGCTGAACGATCTAGTCCCTTTTGGTGATAAACCTCCTGCGGACCTATAGACAGGTCAAAAGATCACCGATATGACACGCATCGGGACACAGTCCCAGAAAGTAGGTCACGGTGAATCACGACGACGAAATGTTGGCCGATGACGGTTTCCCGCTGTCGGATATCGACCCTGCCACCGGCTGGATGTACGGCGAGGTGGGAGCATGAGAACCAGCGAAACCATCGGTGCCATCGCGAAGGCGCTGGCTGCCGCCCAGCGGGCAATCCGCCCGGCGGTCAAGGACGCCACTAACCCACACTTCCGCAGCCGGTACGCCGACCTGGCGGCCATCGACGAAGCCTGCCGCCCGCACCTGACGGCGAATGACATCTGCTTGACTCAGTCCCCAGGATTCGCCGACGGTTGCGTTTCGGTGACGACTCGGTTTACGCATTCGTCTGGGGAGTGGATCGAATCGACCCTGAGCCTGCCTGTCGAGCGCCCGACGCCGCAGGCCATCGGTTCGGCCCTGACCTACGCCAGGCGCTACAGCCTGTCGAGCCTTGCCGCCGTTCCTGCTGGTGATGACGACGACGCGGAAGCTGCCGAAGGGCGGGGGGATCCGCGCCGGGCTAGCGGGGGTGCTTCCCTCACCCCCTCGATCCCGGTGCCCCCGCCCGCGGCGGTCGTCCCCTTCGATCCGCCCGTGACGCTGAACGTGGCCGACCTGCCCGAGGACTACGACGGCCCCCCGGCGTACAACCCCGAGGAACTGCGCATCACGCACAAGGAACGGGGCGGCGACAAGCCGAGCAGCCCGGTCTACGTGATGTGGACCGACGTGGTGGGCAAGATCATCAGCATCACCCTGCCCGACGGGCCGAAGAAGCCGACCCGAATCCTGCTGTGGAACACCCTCAGCCAGGGCGGCGTGTACTTCAGCACGTTCAGCCGGTATGACCGTCCCGAGGGGGTCGGGGACTGGATCATGCTGAAGGGCGTGACCAGCACCGAGCGAGACGGCAAGCGGTACTGGAACTTCCGCAACGCAGTCAAGGCGCCGAGCGCGGGGGAGGCGGCCGATGGAATCCCGTTCTGATGACCGGCCGTCCTGGCTGGACAACTGGAACGCCCTACGGCGGGCGTTCCCTGCCCTGCTCCGAGCGCCCGAGGCCCAGCAGCAGGGTTTTCACGAACGCTTCGGGAAGCTCGACCAGCGGCTCGTGGCGCAGGCCATCGAGCGGGCCCGGGAGTCGCGCAGCGGGGCGACCATCACCGTCGAATACCTGATGACGGGCTACTCCCGGCTGGTCCCGAAGTACGACGCCCAGCAGCCCTCGATGGCTGCTCGGATCGTCAACTGGTGGGCTATGGAGCCTCGGGGCTTCGGGAGGGCTCACGGCCCCTTCCGGTCGCAGGAAGACGCTAGGAAGGCTGCTAGGGGCCTTCCCGGGGCTACGGTCAAGGCGAACTGGGTGAAGCCCGGCGACGGGTCGTGGATGGCCGAGGAAACCTCGGGCGAAGTGCTGCCGATGGAAACCCAGCGTGAGTGTCTGGCGCATATCGAGGCGCTGGCCATCGCGCTGCCGTCGTACTGCCAGAAGTCCGAGCAGTGGGAGGTGCGTGAGCCGGGGACTTACGAATCGGCGCGGGACACGATTCTGGCGGGGCTTCGTTCTCCCCCCCATACCCCCCCTCTGGGAGGCGAAGCACCCGAGGAGCGTGCGAGCCTTAGCGGAGCATCGTCCCGCAGGGCGCTTCGTACCTCCGAACAGGGGGCTTTGTCAAGCCCCCCCCTACCGCCTTTTTCAGTTCGCGAAGTCGATGGCATGCGGCTCCCAGTTCACCGGCTGCCGCCTGAACTGGTCGCCGAATTTGAAAAGGCATACGACGTTCTCGCCCGGCGGGATGACGGATCGGCCTATGGGCCGACCGCACCCGGCGGGCTTGAAGGGGGTGCAGCATGAAGGACAAGACAGGAGAACTGGAAGCAACCATCCGAGCCATCGAGGCCCTGGCCGACCGGGCCGTCGAATTGAGGCGGGATAGGGATCACGTCTACGCGCAGCTGCGCATGCTCGAGGTCGAGAACGCCAGGCTACGGGCTAGGCTCCAGCAATTCGAAACGAACGAAGTCGAACGCCGTCTGGCGGACGGGGAGGGCTGATGGAACGCCCTGTCTACGAAATTGAGGCCGACGTACGCAGGGCTGAAATTGCCGTGCATGCTGCTCGAGCAGCCCTCAAACTGAGGCCGATTCCCACCCCGAAGATGTCGCCGGTGGACTACGGAATGTGGAACGGACCAGTCCGGGAAATGTGGCTCGAGGTCAAGACCCGTACCGTCGATCACGACCGATTCGACACGGCATTCCTGTTTGCCAGCAAGTGGAAGGCCCTACGGGCACTGGACGGCCCAGTGGGCCTATGGATCCAGTGGGCGGACTGGATCTATGGGCTATGCAGGGTTGACCTATGCCCGGACCTCGAGGCCGTCGAGCGGAACGGGCGACGGGACAGAAACGACCCGCAGGACATCCAGCCGGTGGTTTACATCCCGCTGAACTGGTTCAGTCTGTACACCCCGACCGGACTTCTGATTTCAAGTGGGAGGCACAATGGGTCGCGCACAACGGGCTAAGGGGGCTAGGGGCGAATTGGAGGCGGCCGAGAAACTCAGCAAGGTGCTGGGGATCAAGGCTGAGCGGTCAGCCAGGAACGGCGTGAAGGGGGCTGGGGACCTAGTCACCAACCTGAAGGGCTGGCGTGTTGAGGTGAAGCGGTACGCCAGGCTGACCGTGGAAAGCAAATTCCAGAAGGTGGAACTGGACGCAGCCCTCGATGGCGAACAGGCGCTGATGATGATGCGGGCCGATGACTGCCAATGGCTGGTGGTCATACGGCTGGAGAGCATCCCTGAATTCGTGATGGACTGGCGCGAGGCGCTGAAGGACACCAATGGGATTACCTAGGAAGTGGGATCCCGTGCTACCTGCGAAGCCTGATCGAGGGCTGAAGCACCAGCGATCGGGCAGGTGGCATCGATTGCGTGAGCAGCTGCGCCTCAGCCTGGGCGTGTTCAGGTGCAGGGATTGTCGGCTGGTTACTGATGACCTCGAGGCGCATCACGTCGTACCCATCAGCGTCGATCCATCGAGGGAATTCGACCCGGCAAACATCGTGTTCCTGTGTCGGTTTTGCCATCAAAAGCGGCATGTGACCCCCCCCCTTGCAGGGGGGTCAAAATGAGGTATAGGCCAC